CTTTACTAACACATACCCATTAGTTCAGAAGCCAAAAGTTGAAGAACCTGTATATGAACAAGATGATGGTCCTCTGACAGGAGAACAAATTGAGCAAATTGAAAAGTCAGTAGAAGAACCTCAAATTCTAACATTGGGCATTGACGAAGTTGAGCGTCCAGGCGATTATGTAGTAGCACCAGAAGAAACTGGTCCTGGTTATGAGGGTGTAAAAGTAAACGGTGAGTGGGTTCAAACAGGTCCTGCATTTAAATCTGTGATTCCAGAAATCAAAGTATCACGTGACAGTGACTACATTGAATACAATGGTAAGAAGATGCACAAGACTGCATTCAAAGCACAACATCCAGAGTTGGCTCTTGAAGTAGACAATCCTCGTGAACCAAGAACAGGACATGGTTTAGACTTTCCTTTAGCTCCTCACATTGGTGATACGTTTGTTAAAATTGACACATTCCCAAATAGAGTACTAAAGTTTAACGGTAAGCAATGGATTGAACTAAATCGTGCTACATCAGAAGCATACTTGTCTAATGAAGAATACTTACAGTTTTTAGTAGAAAAGATTGCAACTGGTGAATACGACCCAGAACTACTAACAGCCCAAGAAGAAGACGCAATCCGTGAGCATATTCAGGGACCAAAATCTTGAAAAAGGCTTGACAATTAATCCTCTTTAAGTTATAATATCATCATTGTTTAACTTAAAGAGGATTTTCCGATGAAACGCACACTCACTGTACTCGCTATTGCAACAGCACTGACCGCATGCTCTAGCATCAAGTCAACTAACCCAATCGCAGAGCAAAAACTTTCTACATCGTTTGTAAGCGAACACATCAAAATTGAATCCGATTGTAATTATTTTGGCTTCGGCTCTGAATGTAAAATTGTTGCTATCGAAGCAACAGGTACTGCCCCTAGTTATGGCAACACAGTCAACAACCGCAAGACTGCATTGATTCGTGCCGAAATGAATGCAAAGACACAGGTTTCAGAATTCTTGAACAACGAAATCACCACTTCACGTGTTAACACTACTATTGCCAAGAACCTTGAAAAGGCAACTGACAAGATTAACTCAGGCAAAAATGACGGTGAAGTTGTTGAAATGACTGACCAAGAAGCAAAAAATGTTTCGTTGCGTGAGAACACCAACCAAACAGTGTCAACTATGACAGAAACCATCAAGTCAACATCAACTGCGGTGTTGCGTGGCTTCCGCAAAGTCAGTGAAAAAGTTGTCGGTGACCAAGAAGTCGCAGTGACAATTCGCTGGGACGTTAAATCAAACACATCACGTAACCAACTCATTAAAGCAATGCAATGAAATTAATCATTGTGATGGTAATGCTGGCATTCGTGTCAGCATGTTCTTCTACTCCAGTAAAGACACATCAAACTAGTGACGGTGGTACATCAATTCGTATCACTGCAACTGGTTCAACATTTGAAGAAGCAAAATCCATCGCATTCAATCGAGCAATCGAGTATGTTGTTGGTTCTGTAATCCTCAATGAGAAAGAATCAAAGAACGACAAGTTGGTTCGAAATGAAATTTTGAATCATAGTTCAGGATATGTTGATAGCTATTCGATTCTACGAAACACATCCAATGGTAAATCAGTAACACTGGAAATGGATGTGGTGATTAAGAATAGCAGAATCGCTAATCGTATCCTAAACAAGAATTCAACTGATTCGAATATCAACGGTGACAAACTTGCAACACAGTATGGCACTTATTTGGATTCACGTAAATCGGTGAAAAGTGTTAGTTCGGCAGTGTTAGCAGATTATCCAAGTCGAGCGTTTACAATCAAAATGGTAGATTCAGACTTCCGTGTTGACGTATACAACAATTCACGGTTGCTAGTAAAATATCGTGTTGATTGGAACTACAACTGGACCACTGCGATGAATGAAGCATTGGCATTAGCATCAGCACCGAGAGACAGAGGTATATCGCAAGATAGAATCACAATCATAAGACGCAAGCCTGATAGCTGGGTTGGTAGCAAAGACACATACTATTACAATGACGCTGGATATTACAACATGGTTTATGAAAAGTTTAAACCTACTATCTCAGTGTATGCAAAAGTAAAGGATGTGTATGGCAACGTACTAGCGTGTCGTCAATCGAATCACATAGGTGTAATTACATCTTCTAGTATTGAGATTGATGGATCATCTCCTATCATGGCTACATTCGATTTCACATTCGCATCTAACCAAATTAAATATGTTGAAGCTGCTTCTAATATTGAAACGGGCATAACAATTGATTTGGAGTATTGCGACAAAAGATAAGTATAATAATGAACGATGAAAACAAACTCAACCATTGTAGTTTTTGCGGAACAAGCAAAGAGAATGTCAAGAAACTAGTCGTCGGTGACAACGCCGCGATTTGCAGTGAATGTATTGAATTGTGTGAGGAACTTGTCGAAGATGACGAGGTAACTACTAACGAGTCAATGCCACCTGAGCAGGATCCTGAATCTATCAAAGAGTTCTTGGATCAACATGTTATCGGACAACATGATGCAAAGATGGTGTTGAGCGTTGCTATTGCTAATCATTACAAGCGTATCAATCATCCACCAAAAGACTTAGAGATTCAAAAAGGTAACGTACTTATCGTAGGACCTACGGGTTCGGGTAAGACGTTGCTTGCTAAAACTGCTGCCAAGTTTCTCAAAGTGCCCTTTGTAGTCACTGACGCAACAAGTTTGACAGAAGCCGGATACGTCGGTGACGATGTAGAATCCATGATATCAATGTTACTTAACGCGGCTGGGGGAGACAAAGAACTAGCAGAGCGCGGTATTGTATTCGTTGATGAAATTGACAAAATCGCCCGTAAGAGCGAAGGTTCTAGTATCACACGTGACGTATCCGGTGAAGGTGTACAGCAAGCATTGTTAAAGATGGTTGAAGGTACTGTTTGTCGTGTACCTAACTCAGGTGGACGCAAACACCCTGGATCCGATATGGCTGAAATCAACACAAAGAATATTCTATTCATTGCTGGTGGTGCGTTTGTCGGGTTGAAAGACGTTATCGGTAAAAGAATGAACAATTCTGGCATCGGCTTTACATCAGGCGTGAAGGATGCTAAAGTAGAAGGTGACTTGAGTAAAGTCACACCCGACGACTTGACTAAGTTTGGCATGATTCCTGAGTTCATTGGTCGTTTTACTACGACAGTTAGCATCGGTGAGTTGACTAAAGAACAGTTAATCCACATTCTCACCGATGTAAAGAACAACTACATCAGTCAATACAAGTACTTGCTGAAACTCGATGGCATCGAGCTATCTTTCACTACAGAAGCGTTGGAAGAAATTGCCGAACGTTGCTTGAAACTCAAAACCGGTGCTCGTGGGTTGCACACTGAAATCGAACGTGTGTTAATGCCACACATGTATCGTACTCGTTACTATAAGGAAAATCAGATTAAGCTGATAAATATAGATAAGGAGAAAGTTTTAAACCCAGAATCACTATGAAAAAAGGATTAAGAGTACAAGTTCACGATGGTAGCGTTGAGAAAGCGTTACGTAAATTAAAGAAAAAACTTACTGATTCAGGTAAGTTGCAGGAAGTTAGGGATAGACAAGAGTTTGTCAAACCCACGACTGAGCGTAAGATTAAAGCAGGGCAAGCACAAAGCCGCTGGAAGAAACATCTACGTAGTCAGACGCTTCCACCCAAAATGTATTAACCCACATAATATACAAATATTTTACGCAAACGTGTAAAATATATAGTACAGCAGATGCTTAACAGGTCTGCGTTTTAAAATCTTGCTTTTCAAAGGAGAAAAAAATGAGCAAAGTAATCGGTATCGACCTCGGTACAACCAATTCGTGCGTAGCCATCATCGAGAATGGCAAAACAAAAGTTATTGAAAACTCAGAAGGCGCACGTACAACCCCATCAGTCGTAGCATACACAAAAGATGAAATTCTTGTTGGCGCTAGTGCTAAACGACAAGCAGTAACAAACCCAACGAACACTATCTACGCCGCAAAGCGTTTGATTGGTCGCAAGTTCAAAGAAGAAGCTGTACAGAAAGACATTGGTTTGATGCCATATCAAATCGTTGAAAACTCTAACGGTGACGCATGGGTTAAAGCACAAGACAAAGACTTAGCACCCCCACAAATCTCAGCAGAAGTTCTTCGTAAGATGAAGAAAACTGCCGAAGACTATCTAGGTGAAGAAGTTACCAAAGCAGTTATCACTGTCCCGGCATATTTCAATGATTCACAACGTCAAGCAACTAAAGACGCAGGTCGCATTGCTGGTCTAAAAGTAATGCGTATTATCAACGAACCAACAGCAGCCGCATTGGCATATGGTGTTGACAAGTCAGACAAGAAAGACCGCAAAGTTGCAGTCTATGACTTAGGTGGCGGTACGTTTGACGTATCTATCATTGAAATCGCAAACGTTGAAAACGATAAACAGATTGAAGTTCTATCTACGAACGGTGATACGTTTTTAGGTGGTGAAGACTTTGACCAACGCATCATGGATTACTTGGTTGACGAGTTTAAAAAGGAATCTGGGATTGATTTGAAAGGTGACGTCCTTTCATTGCAACGTTTGAAGGAAGCATCAGAGAAGGCAAAGATTGAATTGTCAAGTTCTGCTTCTACAGACATTAACTTGCCATACGTTACAGCAGATGCAACAGGTCCTAAGCACTTGAACGTTAAATTGTCACGTGCTAAGTTTGAATCATTGGTTGCTGACTTGATTGAACGTAGTCTTGCACCTTGTCGTCAAGCGTTAAAAGATGCAGGCGTGTCAACTAGCGACATTGACGAAGTTATTCTCGTTGGCGGACAAACTCGTATGCCGAAAGTACAAGAAGCAGTCGAATCATTGTTCGGTAAAGCACCTCGTAAAGACGTTAACCCAGACGAAGCAGTTGCATCAGGTGCGGCTATTCAAGGAAGTGTCCTCGCAGGTTCACGCAAAGACGTATTGTTGTTGGACGTTACCCCATTATCATTGGGTATCGAAACAATGGGTGGTGTAATGACTAAAGTTATCACTAAGAACACAACAATCCCAACTAAGGCTTCACAAACATTCAGTACAGCAGAAGATAATCAGCCAGCTGTTACTATCAAAGTCGGTCAAGGTGAACGTGAACTATTCAAGTTCAACAAAATCTTAGGTGAGTTCAACTTAGATGGCATCGCACCGGCACCCCGCGGTATGCCTCAAATCGAAGTCACATTTGATATTGACGCAAACGGTATCATGCATATCAGTGCTAAAGATAAAGGCACTGGCAAAGAGAACAAAATCACTATCAAGTCTGATTCAGGTTTGAAAGAGGATGAAATTCAGCGCATGGTTCAAGAAGCAGAAGAAAATGCAGAAGCAGATAAGAAGATTATCGAATTGATCCAAGCACGTAATGGTGCTGAGAGTGCAATGAATAGTTTTGCAAAAGACGTAGCAGAATACGGTGACCAAGTCACTAGTGAAGAAAAAGAAAAAGCAGAGGCTGCATTACAAGCAGTTGCAGAAGCAATTGCAGGTGATGATGTTGAAGCAATCACTTCATCGATTAATTCATTGTATGATGCAATCGGTCCTGTCACTGCTAAAAAGTACGAAGCCGAAGAAGCTAAAAAGAAAGCAGAAGGCGCAACAGAATCTAAGACAGATGAAAATGTCGTAGATGCTGAGGTTAAAGAAGCTAAGTAACCTCACACAGTAGGGTGCCGCATGGTGCGGGCCCTACATTAAATCTTGCTTAACTAAGGAGATAAATTATGAGCAACAGAGAATTAACACTAAGAGCGTTGGACATTCCAACAATTCACAAATTTGGCATTGGGTTTGACCAAATGTTTGACGAGCTAATGAGAACAACTTCTCGTCAATCTACTAACTACCCGCCGCACAACGTTTTGAAAATTGATGACAATAACTTTGTCGTGCAACTTGCAGTTGCAGGTTTCGATGAAGGTGAGATTGACATTCAAGTAGAAGGTCGTATCCTGTCAATCGCCGGAAGTACCGAGAAAGATAACAAATACGGAGCAGAGTATTTGATTCAAGGCATCAGTATGCGTAATTTTGACCGAGCATTCACATTGGCTGAACACGTTGAAGTCAAACATGCCGAAATCACGAACGGTATTTTGTCAATCGAATTGGAACGAATCATTCCGGTTGAAAATCTACCCAAGAAAATTGACATTAAGTTCAATAAGTAATATAATATGAACATGGTGCGGGGATAGTCTCCGCACTACTCTAGGAACAAATCATGGCAGATACACAAGTAACAATCAAACCAAACATTAAATTAGCAGAACCTCCATTGTATAAAGTCATCTATATGAATGATGACCAAACGACTATGGATTTCGTTGTACGTAGTTTGATTGACCATTTTAACTATAATGTCGATACTGCGGAACATATTACAACAAGCATCCATGATGATGGTAGCGCAGTTGTAGCAGTATTGCCGTATGAGATTGCGGAACAGAAGGGTGTTGAAGTCACGCTTGACGCACGTAGCGAGGGTTTCCCCTTGCAAGTTAAGATTGAAGCAAGCGAAGGTTAAACGTTAACGTCAATACGTTTAGCATGATATGGGTTTCTATCATGCTTTGGATTATTCACATAGTTGATACTGTTAAACATGGTATCAACTATTTTGCCATGTGTAGCATAAACCCAATGTGAGATTTTATGTTCGGTGTCAGCAGACTCTACGTTATCTAATGTAATGCTAGACAACATACCTACGTCTTCACCAAAGTAAAGTTTGTTCGATGGTACGCAGTTGGACATAACTACGATTTTCCTTACATCCACGTGTAATTGTAGTCGTTCAATAGTCTTTTGAAGATATAAGAAATCATCTAGGAAATTGGTTTGAAGTTGCATCTCATCCGATGCTGAGTTAGTTTGAAAGTTTTTGTACCAACCGTTGATGCCTACAATAGCGACACCATCAACAACTACAACGTTGTTATGTAGATAGACAACATTTCTAACTTTCTCGCATAACTTACCTATCTCATCAACCCTATCATCTCTTTCATAGGGGTCTTGAGCCTCCAACGTTCCGTCAATGAAGAACACACCCTGATACTGACTACTTAGATGATGAAGTACTCTCAGCATTGTTTTTAAGTCAGACGAGATGTTCCCGGCAACAAGGCAGAACAAACTCGTAGGTTTACCCTCCCAGTCAAATAATTCACCTTCTTTGAGATTAAGGTCACTAATAATATCAAAACCAATAGTCATAGAGTATTTATAAAAAAAGGGACCGAAGTCCCTTTTTATAGTAGCATATTTAGATTATGCTTTTGGCTTTTTAGCTACTGGCTTCTTAGCTGGAGCCTTTTTAGCAGCCGGGGCTTTTGCTTTTGGAGCTGCTTTTGGAGCTGCTTTCTTAGCTGGAGCCTTTTTAGCTGGTGTTGCTACCGCAACTGGAGCAGCTTCTACTACTGGTTGTGCATTTACTGCCTCAACCTTAGCATTTGGCGCTGTTTCAGCAACAACTTCTTCTTTCTTGCGTGTTAGCAAGTAAATGATAGCTGCGACTACAGCGATTCCTACGATAATTTCCATGTTTTTCTCCTTGAACTAGTTTGATGGACAGATTTATTTAGTAGCTGTATACTTAACACAAAAATTTCTACTTAAATAAAGTATCATGCTTTTGACCAACTTGGAGCTTAGGGAGATAATGACTTTGCCATTGCCCACTAGAAGTGAGCAGAGGAGAATGCTTTTCCGTCCAAGTTTAAAGTTGACTTATCATCTATACGAACTCATAAACTATGAGATTTTCGACAATTACATGTACAAGCCCAAGATTGAACTACAGTCACATTGTCAAAAGTACTGGGGCATATGCTACGGGGCAACTACAAAAGACTATACGGGAAGTTACTGTAGAATCAACTTAATGGACAAGTGGTTCTGTCCACAATGGTTCGTTACAACACTAGCACACGAAATGGTTCATCAATATCAGTGGGATATATTAGGTCCTGAGAGAGAAAGTCAGGGTAAGAATTGGCTTATGAGTCACGGTCCTAGCTTCTATCAGTTTAGACCATACTTGGAAGAACACGATATATCATTAAAAACGGCGCATTCTCAGCGCCGTTGGTTTAAACATCAAGATTTGTTTAAGGCTTAACGTTTTTCTCTACCTACTGTAGGTTTAATGTCTTTGCCGGCTTTTACAAACGGTGATTGCAAGTCATGCTTAGATGCTGCTGGTTTACGTTCACCTTTAAGTACTTTACCGTTCTGGTCAACTAACACTACATCTTTGTTACCTAGTGCACCGATGCCTCGTGATAACACAGCACCAAGGACACGAACGCCCGGGATACCTACACCAGAATCTTCGGAACCACGTTTACTGTCGTTGCGAATCAACCATACCATTAAATGACTAGGTGGAATATCTTCCTTCTTAGTTATCACATAATCGCACTGAATCGTTACGTTGTTACCGTTCGTAGTGAAGTGCTCATCTTTGAATGTTTGGATGGCAACGCCGCCCTTTGACAGTAAATCGCTACCGAAAATTGCATTCATTGCATCTTCTTCTGAGGGCTCTACTACTACTTCTTTACTTAATTTAAAGATAGTAGAACCATTTTTCTTAGTACCGATAGGAACCAAATCAACTACGCCTTGTTTTACTAGGTTCTTGATGATTACGCCTGCACGAGGTCCGAACAATGAATCACCTGATTCCCATGTATCAGCATTGATTTGCTTTAGACTAATAGGCAATGAACCCTTCGAACTAGACAGTACTAAGTCAGCCTTTTGTCTATCAGCAACAGTCATACTTGCGTCTTTCACATCAGTACAGTTCTTAATTGAAATCTTCTTACCAGTAGGATCAGCAAACGTTACGTTGATTTTACCATATTCCATGATAAGGATCTGCAACATAGAACGAAGATTTTCTTCATTCTTTTTGCCGCCCGACCCGCCGCCTTTGCCCTTAGCATCTTTTACTAAAACTTTGATAGGAGCACCGTCACCAAAATGAATTTCACCAACTTTGCCGGGGATACCAACAATGCTAGGCTTAGATTTGGGCGCACCCTTTTTAAGTACCTGCAAGATAGTGTTCAATGTATCGATTCTGGTTTCTATTGTTTTTTCACCTTCTGGAATTTCAATTAGCACTTGAAGTTCATTCTTTGATTTCCAAAGTAAAGCGTCAGGACCATTGAATCCTGCTTGCTTTAGCAAACCTTCAATTGTGTCTCTGTCAATCAGATTGTCCTGTAAAGGGGTACCTGCTTGTAGTTTTGGTTTTTGGGCAACTGCTTCAACCAAAGTAGTTGCAAATTCGTAGTGTCTCATGTACAATCTCTCATGTAGTTAATGAAGTGATAATTATATCACCGATTTAGTATTTATCGCAAATTATTTTTAACAAAGGCAAAAAAAATGAGTTTAGTCCCTATCGTAGTCGAATCAACCGCTAAAGGTGAGCGTAGCTATGACATTTATAGTCGCTTGATGCGTGACCGTGTTATCTTGCTTGAGGGCGAAGTACATGACCAAATGGCAAACTTGATTGTTGCCCAACTATTGTTCTTGGAGTCAGAAGATGCTACGAAGGATATTTCGATGTACATTAACAGTCCTGGAGGAAGCGTCACCGCAGGGATGGCTATCTATGACTGTATGCAATTTATTGCTCCGGACGTGCAAACGATTGTTATGGGTCAGGCTTGTTCTATGGGCTCTTTACTTGCCCAAGCAGGAGCGCCGGGTAAGCGTTTTATGTTACCTAATGCCCGACACATGATTCATCAGCCCTCTGGCGGCGCACGTGGTATGCAGTCTGATATTGAAATCAGTTACAAAGAAATCACCTACTTGAAAAAGCGTTTGACTGAAATTTACGTTGAACACAATTCAAAGGGCAAGACCTACGCAGAGTTTGAGAAAGACATGGATCGTGACACATTCATGTCAGCGCAACAAGCGTTGGAATATGGTCTAATTGACGAAGTTGTAACTAAGCGTAAGAAGTAATACTTTTAGTTCTCAAAAAGCCCCTTAACTGGGGCTTTTTTTCGGTTGACAAATAATCGTTTTGGTTGTATAATAGATACTTAGACAGC